TCAGTATCTCCGAAGTCTAGGTATGGGGTGCTGTACACGGCAATAATGTTATTACCAGCGAAGTTGTTACCTTTTTCTTGCTGGTAAACTTTCCCGTCATAATCTCCATGTAGGACAAGCTCTTCCGTACCCATGTACCCTGACTCTGTGACAGAAGCCCTGATCCCTGTTAGCTCTCCAAAGGACCAACTAATGCTACCCGCTTGATCATATAAGCCACCTATGATGCCAGTACTGTCTATCTGATCAGTAGTATCGTCACCTACAAAGAAACGTACCTGCGACTTACCTCTAATGACTACGGAGTTTAGAGTATCCATGTCATTATTTTTAATAAGATTAACCAGAGACACTTGAATAGGTTTGCTAACCGTTTCCAGTTCTACGTCACCAATTTTGGAAGTCGAGCTTACAGGTCTAAATCCATCAGGTGCTAAGAATAATAAGTCGCCAGCAATCTCAACTACACTGTCTCTGGCTATACAGCCTACGTTATTAGTTACATTCTCTTCAGTAAAAACTGTTGCTGGTGGATTAGCATTAGTCCTAGAGGTGACTATTTTCTTTATGCCGTTACTTCCGAATACAAATAAATTATCACGAAAGGGTTTTATTTGAACTACGTTGAATGCTGGATTTACTAAGCCACCGCCCGCACCATTTGTCCAAGTATAAGGATCATCAGGGGCTGAATGTCGGATAGTAGCCCTTGAAGTTTTATCGCCGCCAACCCAGAGGTGCTTTTGATATTCACCTACAATAGAGGGGGCGTCTACTAGCTGATCCCCGCCCGGAGAACTAGTGCCACCTGTATTGGCTTGCAGTAATTCGTACCAGTTTGCGCCATCAAATATTACCGCTGGGTTTACCCCATCTACAAAGCAGATAGTAGAGCCGCTGCCCCAATCAAACTGTACATGGCGTAACTTCTCTACTGAACGACTGCCAATCGTCATAGACCTTGCAGGGGCGCTAGTAATCTCTTGCCAGCCGCTGAGAGCAATAAACTTGTAGAATTTGTATGCGTTAGAGCCAGCTACTTTTCTAGCAGCAATAACGTATGGATTGCCTATATGGGAGTTATCATAAATTGCTAGGCCAAGGACTTTGCCTTCAGTCGCAGAGCCGCCAACAGTAGCGTCTATATCGCCAAAGTGGTTGTACCCTTCTAGCCGACGATAGCCCCCATAGAGGCTTGGCTCAAAATTAACTAAACGAGTAGCTGCACCTGACTTATTGTCGGATAGGTCTAGGTGGTTCTCATTAGAATTTAGACCGCCAGAGCATACAAGTTTATACGACTCAATAGAATCTGCCATTAAAAGGCCACCCTTGTATCCCTGATGCTTTCAAAGTTATTGATGAACAGGGTTTGAAGGTCTTTGAGGCCAGATTGGAAAGTTCCTAACGCAGTAGCTGCAGCTTCCATATTATCTGAGAACATATACATATGATAAAGCGCACCATCTACAATTACGGTGTCGAAGCTTTGGGGGATGCGGGTTACATCGCTGAACAAAGTCAGGTCTGTGTAATTCAAGTAGTAACGAAATTTTACAGAGTAGGCTTTGTTGGGAGAAGGTGTAACTCCAAAGCCATTACCATGCGACGGAAATACTTTAGCTGGTATATCTCTACCACTAGAACCAGCCGTGTAGTCGGCATCTCTGTGGGAAGCATACCACTCATCCCTATCCATATAACCTAGAGACTTATAACCTACGCCTAGACTGTCGTTCTTCTGTAGCTGGAAGCTATTCCAATCTACAATTTTAAATGCGTTAGGCCATGCATATTCTGTCTGACCTACAGTCAGTGTCTGGGTAAATTCTGCAGCATTGAAAGGCCATTCAAACTCAGCCTGATTAATCTTGGCTACAGCCGCCTTTACTGCGTCTTTCACTAAAGACTGTACACCCCTTGTATTAGGAAAATCAGCCTCTGGTATCTCCACCTCATTTAAGCGGCGCAGTACTTGATTGCAGAGCGTGATGTAATTAGAGGCCATTATGCAACAGTCCTAAAAAGAGTTAGAGGGCCAGCTTGTGCCAGCCCCCTGTATTTAGTAAGTGTTATGCTAAGTTGTAGTTAGCAGTGAACAAAGACTCTGGGCGGAGTACCTTGCGCCCATATAACTGCATGCCCCGGACGATATCCGCGAATGTTGTAGGTGAACGGAAAGTCTCTGTCTTAGAGATTTGCTCCGCTGTAGCTACTGCAGATGCGTGACCTGCAACTAACACTCCGAAATTTGTTTCAGAGCCAGCCGAAGCGGCTGTACCAGCACCAGTACCTAGATAGGGCAGGTTATTGGACTTGTAGATTTGGAATCCACGAAGAGTTCCGGGCAGACGCCCATTACGAAGCTCATCTCCACCGCCAAAATCAGAATTAATTAATTTTGAATCTTCGTCCATCAATTGCTCGGCAAAAACGCTGTCGATTACGACCCATCTTGAGTCTGTATCTACATTTGCCTGATCCATCTGACGCGCAATGCGGTTTAGGATAGCCAAAGGTGAAGTGATACCACCTGCTCCACCGCCAGCGGCGATTGGAATAGATGTTACTTCGCCAGTACCACCAAGATCAGAACCACCAAAGTCAGTGATATCCAATTTGTTGGCTGCGAGCAATTCGTCAGAACCTGCAGCGGCATCTGCTTTAGTACCATTGGTTGTGGTGTTACGCGCCCATGCGGAAGGTGTCTTCCAACCAGACATGTATCCAAGTACTTCTGCGTCATATGAATCGCGCAGTTTGTAGCCAGCGCGGTCAGACGCAAGACTTTGGAACGAAACGTGTTGGTGCTGCTCCTCGATGTCATCGACAGCGAATTGGAAGTAATTGGCTTGATCAACAACCATAGTAAAATCGTTGTCTACGAGATCTTGAGTTGCCAATTGTGTTCCACGCTCATACGCAGTGATAGTGATATCTGGCTCTTTAATGATTTTAACAGAGTCGCCAAAGTTTGCAAGCTCCCCCGAATAATCTGTGTTGGTTACTGCATCGATGACGCTGCTCTTCCTCAGAGCCATCTGTACTTTTTTGCTATAAATTACTGGGCTGAACGCGCCTTGATTGAGGTTAGTATAACCTGATGCCTTTGGAAATGCCATTGTGTACTCCTAAATGAAATGGCTTTAAATACACCTCGACTACTTAAAATATTAACACTCAGTAGAGTGTCTGTAGTTGGAGGTAGCTAAATCAGATAAGTTGAACTCAAGTGTCAGTTCCAATAGAGGGTGTCACTAAATAAGTGGTTCTCTTGGCACTGGTAGACTTAGTCGGGATTTATCTGGGGGGGTTATAGACTTTCGGGTATACTTCTTAATGAGAAGTGTCCTCTGTCTAAGTTAATCAATACGATCATTATAACATAGAGTGTTATGTAATACAATAGTTAATTACTATATCTGTCCCCTCATGGGAACAGCGTTAGCTTACTAGTGATTGTTATATCCGTCAATAGCTAAAAGTCGGATATAACAATTAATGTTTAAATTATCTTGCAGCGCCTGATATGTCGTATTCAAACTTACCTGATTGAATAGCAGCATCGATGGCTTCGGCATTAGCCTCATACTGTGCATCACTCATGCCCTGTATCATGCTCTCAGAGAAGGTAGCTTTTGATTTAGGGGTAGGTGATGAGGAACTAGTCTTTCCGACACTCTGGGCCGCACCCTTATCGCTGCTACGGTATCCTGTCTGTGCCTTAAACAAGTCGATGGTACTAGAAGCCCATGCAGCGTCTGTATTGTTCTTGTAGACGCTATCTTGAATGGAAGGATGCTGTAGAGCTACCCAGTCGTGGAAGCGTTTGTCCTGACGTATTTTGGAAAAGTCGGGATGCTTCTGCATAAGCTGTTGTTCAGCCGATTGCTTGTGAAGGCTCTTCTCAAAGTTCTCTACTTTTTTAAGACGCTCTTCGCCTTCTGCCAGAACTTCGTTGGCCCGTTTACGAGCAATTGTATCAACGATTTTGGCAACATCAGGGTAGCGTTTAGACCATGCGTCAACTTCTGCATCAGTTTTGGGAAACCTAATTTGCTTCTTAGTAGCTTCATCAAGCTGCTTTTGCACTTCTGCAACTTGCTGTGCAGACTGATCACGCACCGTTTGAATGTGGCGCTGAATGTCTTGATAGCGTTTTTTATAAGATTCTTCTTCAGCATCTAATTGTTCCACTGGTTGCTGTTGAGCCGCCAACTCTTCGCTGTATGATAATTCATTGTCAGCTTCTGGTGCGCGTGAGTACTTCTGTTTCTTTTCCATTTATAACTTTCTGGGTCCGACAAGTCGGGTATCCATATCAAATAGCAAATACGAATTTCTGTTTTTTCGATATCGCTGGTAGGGGTTTAGACTTTGGTGAAACTTTCTCAGTTTCCTCATCGTCATCTAAATGATCATCCACCTCTACGGCGGCGATCTCTATGTCCATCTCTTCTGATGCGACATCTTCGGATGCTTCGGCTTTCGCTTCGGCTTCTTCTTGTTGGGGATCACTTTCATCCGATACTTCGGAGTTCTCAGATCCCTCGCCATTGGGTTCCTCTTGCCCATGTTGAATTAATCCATCCATATGCATAGCCATTAAGCCCATCTCAGCTTCCGCTTGCATATCCATTATATGTTTTAGCCCATGCCATTTAACTACATTTGCAGGTAGGACATATTCGTCTGTGCTTAGTTTAGCGTCTATGTCATCCCGTACATTTTCGGCAGTGGACCCAATAGGAATGGGGTTTCCAGAAACCTCATCATATCCAGTTACTCCACATGAACCGTCACACTCACCACCGCAGCCGCAAGCCATTCCACCATGATACGCTTTCATAGGCATCTGCTCCTCATCTATTAATTCATTTTTCTGTAATGCTAGTTGGATTTCTCTCTCGCCTAGCGAAGCGAAACCATCACCGTTGGTATCTGCTTTAGAGACATCGACTTGCTCTTTCTCTTCGGCAATCTCTTCATCTTCTTTAGAACGGCCTTTCATGGCGTCTGCTTTATTTAAGAAGCCGCCTTTAGCCATACCCACCACCTTTATGTTGTGAGATCCTCTGATGTCGGTGACCGGCTCTTGCCCTTCGTAGCCATCATAGAAAGTATGGTTTCCTATAACTTTGGCATTAGAGCCGCCGTAATCAGTTCCTCTAGCTTTCGTTTTGTTTACATTCT